GCCTGAAACGATCGCACGGCGCGGGCGTGCTCGGCGTCGCAGCGCGGCTCTGCGGCCGCGCATATCAGGACGAGGATGGTGATGGCGGCGTCACTCACGGGGCGCTCCCCCGCCGCGCCCGCTCGGCCTCCTCTCGCGTGCGCTGGTCGAGCACTTGGCGGAGCGACTTGATTTCGTCCCTCAGGCTGTGGACCTCGGCCGTGAGGTCCGCGATGCGCTTCTCGTAACCGTCGATCAGCGCTTGGAACGCTTTGATCGTCGCATTGGAGGCGATCGCCTCGGCTTCCGCGCTCGTCTTGTCGGCTTCCGCCGCCACCTTCTCGGCCTCGGCATTCGCCTTCCGCCGGCCGGCAAGCCAAGCGACGATCGCCGCCGGCGCCGCTCCGGCCATAGGCAGCCACCACTCTCGCGCCTTATCGAGCGCCGCCCATAGATTCGCTGGGCCGTCAGCCATCGCGTCCCCCTAACCACTCATTCAGAAATTTTCGTCACGCTCACGGCGGGTCGGCGCTGCGCCCCTAACCGTGGCGTCGGTCCAGGGCCGCGGCGGTGGCAAGATCGCCGCGGCCCGCTTTGGATCAGTGACAGGCGACAGTCTTCGCCAGCTCGGCGAGGAACGCGCGCAGCGGATCGGTCTCGGCCGGGCCAAGGCCAGAGACCTCGACGACGCCGGCGCCGCTGATCGTGGCGCGCCACAGCGGGCGATTGACCGCGTCGAGCCCCGTCCATTCGACGGGCGCATACCAGCCCGGCAGCGTCGCGCGGCAGGTCGAGCTCCAATACTCGCCCGGGCCGGCATAGGCGCGCGCGGCGTCGGCGAGCGTCACGCCATCGGCGAGGGCGAGGCTCCCATTGGCGCGGATGGCGAGGGAGGGCAGATAGACGATATCTCCCGGCTCGCGCGCGAGAGGGGCCGCATAGCCGGCCGATACGGCTCCGGTGATTGCGGCCGTGGCGAGCGCGGCGATGGCGGCGATGCGCACGATTTCTCGGGCGGCATGGGCGCGGCAGGCGTCGCGCACGGCGCGCCAGCCGGCGACGATCTCGGGGATGAAGGATGTCGTCAGCATGAAGCGGGCAGCGCAAAGCAGCGCGCCGCCCGCGAGAGCGAGGACGTTCATAGAAGCACCTATTTTTCGAGATTGCCGGGAAACCGCCCGGCGCGGGAAATTAGCGGCCGATGTTGAGGCCGCTCACGGCGTCGTCGACGCGCGCCATGGCGATCTTGTCGGCGGCCTTGATGGCGCGCCACGCCAGCCATGCGATAAGCAGGGCGAGCAGCAGGCCGACAGGGATCGGCCAGTAGCTCTTGATCAACTCCATCACGTCGGCGCCATGCTGAAAGCCGGCATAAGCGTCCTGCAGCTTCCCGATCGCATCAGGGCTCTGGACGATCGAGGCGACGGCGTCGCCGCCGAGCGCCTTCGTCGCGACGCTCTTGACGAGATCGGCGCCGGCGATCGTGCGCGAGCCGGCGGCCCGGAGCTCGGCGAGCGTGTCTTGCAGGTCCGGCGGCGGATCATCCTCGACGTTGGCGATTGCCTCGGGCTGCGTCTCGATCACGGCGACGCGCGCCTTGGCGGCCTCCGCGGACAGCGCCTTGATGGCGCGCGACCATGCAGCCTTGCGTTCGGCGAGGCCATTCTTGCCGCCATTGATGCGCAGCGTCTGCCCGTCGACGTCGCCCGCGTCGGCGTAGCGCATGGCGCCGAGCATCACAAACAGCGCGCAAGCCGCCTCGAGCGCATGGTCCGGATGCATGAGCCACGACGATGCGACCTCCGGCGAGACCCCGAGCAGCTTGCCGAGCTGCAGGCCCTTGTCACGTCCGGTCGCCTGCAGGAGGCCATGTCCGCGGAAGGTCCATCCGTCATCCGTGCCCGGCCGATTGCCGAGCCGCCCGCCATAGACCTTGATCGCCAGAGCCTGCGGCTTATGCGCATAAGGCGTCGCCGATGCGATGGTCGGGAATCGCTTCGGCCAAACCTGCGTCAATCTCTCGGCCCGGTAGTCGAGGTTTTCCTCGAGCGTCGTGAAATTCGCGGTCTCGACGCAAATATGCGTGAGGAGCGCCGCCTGCCGGCGGAGCGTCGTGAAGCCCCATTTCGGGAATTGCTCATCGGCATGATCCGCGATCATCGCGACGATTGCGGGGGCCGGCTTCTTGCCGCGCGGGTCCGCCACCGCGCGGACGATCTTCGTCCAATCGGTCATGTGTCACCTATTTTTTCGAGAATGAGGAGAGAGCGCCCGATCAGGGCGCGGGAGCCGCCTTCTGGCGCGCGGCGAACTCGGCGTCTTGCATCAGCGCGCGCTGGCGCAGCTCGTTGGCGAGGCCGGCGACCTCGCGATAGGGCCGCTCGCCGAGATAGTTCAGAACGGCTTGCACCAGCTCGGCCGGGAACGCGTATTCACTCGGGAATTCTTGGCTTTCCATATCGCTCTCCATTTACGCGGCGACGGCGGCGTCAGTCGAAAACACGCGCCAAGACGCGTCGGCGAAATAGACCGGGACGCCCGTGCCGGAGCCGGCGCCCTCGCCGACCTTGCGGCCGTTGGTGGCGTAAGCGATCTGTCCCTCGATGCCTGCGGGGAGTCCGGCGACGGTGTAGGATTTCGGGCGCACAGGCGCATTGAAGAGCCAGCCGCCCACGTCGGTATTGTTGAACTCGGCTTGCTTCACGCCGTCGCCGGTCGCGACGATGATTGCGCCCGTGAGCGCCGCCGAAAGTCCCGTGACACCCGCGCCGATGATCGTGTTGTTGGAGCCGGTGGTAATTCCTGCTCCGGTTCCCTTGCCGATTGCGGTGTTGAGTTCGCCGGTGCTCACGTTTCCGAGGGACGAGAATCCTACCGCGGTGTTGTTCCCGCCGGTCGAGCAAGCGCCCATTACGTTGTAACCGACCGCAGTATTACCGCTCGCAGTTGTTGTGTTGGTAAGAGATTGTGTTCCAAGCGCCGTGTTATTATTTCCTGTTGTGTTTTCTTGAAGCGTATGAGTTCCTACTGCGACATTGAGCGAGCCGGTAGTAGTTTTTCGCATCGCCGTGTAGCCAATGGCGACGTTCTGAGACAAGTTCGTCGGATATGCGCCAGCCGCGACCTTCAATGCGCCGAAGCCGATGCCGATGCTCGCGAATTCTCCGGACGCACTTTGACCAGCTGTATTGCCGATGAAAATTGTAGATGAGTTTAGGCCGCCGAGCTGGCATGCGGCGTTGCCGATATAGATGTTGTTCGCACCCGTCGTTTCTTCGGTTCCGACAGCGGTGCCAATCAGCACGTTGGAGGCTCCGGTTGTCACCTTCCCGCCGGCGCCGGTTCCGATCGCGATATTGCCAGCCGCGGTCGTCGCTAGAGCCAGAGTAGATTGGCCGATCGCGACATTACTTCCGCCCGTCGTCAAAGCAGTCAAAGCTTGATCGCCGATCGCGACATTGGAATAGCTCGGATTGGCGGTCTTGAGCGCGAAACGTCCGATGGCGATGCTGCCGGATCCGATCGTGTCGGCGGTGAGCGCGTCGGTTCCGATCGCTATAGACCCGGTGCCCGTCGTCAGAGCTTTGAGCGCGTTATTGCCGACCGCGACGACGTTCTGGGATGAGGTTGCGGTCGCCAGCGCGTCCTTGCCGATCGCCACAGTCGACGCGCCCGTGAGGTTGGCGCCGGCATTGACGCCGATCGCGATACCGTCGACGTTCCCCGTCATCCCCTGCTCGATGCGCTTCGTCAGCGTCAGCTTCGTGCCGTCGAAGGTGAACCCCGTGACTGCGCCGAACGCGCCGGCGTTGTTGTACTGGACGACTCCGCTCGATCCGGCCGGATTTCCGCCGGCTGCCACGATCGTCGTCCACTTCGCCGCATCGGTCGCGAAAGACGCGGCCGAGGTATGCGACGTGTTGCAGACATAGGCTGTTCCGGCGTTGGTCACGGTGCTCGCCGGAGCGGTCGCCGTGTAAGCGGTCGACGGCGCCCATGCGGCCATCGGAGCCCATGGGGCGGGGCCCGCCGGACCAGTCGTCATCTCAGTCCAAGTCGCGCTCGATGATTTGAAGTAGTAGTGCTTGTCCTCGTCGGCGACATGCACAGGCATGCCATCGATCGGCTCGATGAACCCCCACGCTCCGGACAGCCATCGCGTGATTTTGCCTGCGTTGTCGACCCATGCGTCTGTTGGCGTCGGCCCGACGATATAGCGGTCGCCATCAAGCGGCGATGCCGGCGGCGTGTTGATGCTCTTGCTCTTGACGCCGATCGACGCCTGACTCGAAATCTGCGCCGCCGCATCGGACGCGGCGATCCGAAACGGCCCCTCTAGGCCGATCCCGCGGTCCTTGTTGCCGAGGAATTCGTCGACCGTCGTGACTGCATCCGTGGTCGTGATCACCTGTCCGTCTGCCATGTCTTCCTCTCGATTTTTGGATAGGTCTGCGGCGCGCCATTGCGCCGTGTCGGATCAGGCCGTGGTGACCTGGACGATGATCGGCGTGCCGCTCTCGACTCCCGAGGAGTCGATGAGACGGGCGCCGAATGAATATTCGGTCGCGGATGTGATCGTTGGCGTCGTGCTGTCGTGAGGGCTCGATGACTGAGCATCGAGCTGCGAGGTCAGATTGGCCCACGTCGTCCAGTGGCCGACCCTGTATTTGATCAGCACATCACCGCCGGCCGGCGCCGTCGCGAAGGTGAAGCGCCATGTCGTCGCGTCGAGCTGCGCGGCGGAGAAGCTCGTCAGGCCGCTCGGCCCCGGATCGGTCGCTCCGATGGTGTGTGTGACGATATCGGACCAATCCGACTCGCCGCCCGGCCCGCCGGCGCCCGCGCGCATCTCGACGATGTCGTCGGCCAAATAGGTGGTGATGATCGTCGAGCCGGGGTTCGCGCCGAACTCGATCTCGGTCCAATCCGTCTCGCCCTGCAATCGATGCTGCAGGCCGTAATAGGTCGTCACCCCTCCCCCGCCCGGCGACAGCGGGACATAGAGCGTCGAATCCCCGCTTTGCGGGCTGAGCGCGCTCGAGTAGATCTCGCCGAACTCGGGAACGCCTGGCGGCGCGTCGCTGCTGCCGATGTCTTCCCCGACGATCGGATTCCATGCCGGAGCCTCGACGGAATCCGTCAGCGTGAAAATCTGCGGAGCATAATCGACATAGGTCAGATGGCGCTCCATTCCGTCGCCGGGCTCGATCTCCTTGACGATGAGGTCGAGCATGGTTGCGGACGCGAGCCCGAAGAACGCGAAATCGCCTTCCTCGGGAAGGTCTCCGGCTCCGATGAGCGTGAGCCGGTTCGTCTCCCCTGCGACCGTCTGGACGACGCGCTCCAGCCCGATATCTGGCTCGCCGTCGGCATCCGGCGGGCGCCGGAATATCACCGCGTAATCCTGTCCCTCCTCCATCTCGACGATCTCATCGAGGATGACGGATTGCCCGGTGACCAGCACGACGCGCCCGGTCTTTTGCTTTTCGACAAGCGTGTAATGCGTCAAGCGGACGCGATCGAACTTCTCGAACTCGATCGCCTCGTACAACATCGTGTTCGAATATTCGACGGTGCGGAACTCCATCTCGTAGAAGCGAAGCAGAAGCGCATGAAAGACGACGGCAGGGTTGGTGATCCCCGGCAGAGAGACCTCTTCGATGACGACGGGGTCGCCTTCGAATCCGGGACGGATGACGAGGCGCTCCGCCTCCTCATAGTTGTTCGTCTCGTCATTGAACTTCGCGCGCAGCGCATCGGGACGGCGCACGAATTGACGTCGGAACGAGAAGTCCGTCGAATTGCGCGGGCTGATGTAAGCCGAGACGACGGTCTTGATCCCATCCCAGGCGACGCTCCATTTCCCGGCGCGCTTGATCGGCACGGCGCGTCCCGCCGCGGCGATATCGGCGAGCACTTCAGAGCGGCGTGCCTCGAAATCGTGATAGCGATGATAGGCGAGCCCGAGCGGCTCGCAGTGCAGGAACCATTCCTGCAGGCGCGCGAGATCGATCTTAGCATCCGCGACCGGGCGCGCGTTCGCCGGGCCCTGCAGCGCATAGCGAAACGCAGATGCGCAGCTGTGGCAGACGTCCTCGACCCATTCTTGCGTTACCGGATCCCATTCGAGCGCGTATCGCTGCCCGAGAAAATTGATCTCGTCGAGGTTCCCGTTGAGCTGTTCCGTCGCCCGGATGTCGGCTGCGAAGAGCGCGACATGCATCGGCGCGTTGTTCGGATATTCCGGCCGGTAGGAGCGGATCGCGGTCCAGAACGACGCGCTGACGACCTTCCAGGACTGCGATGTCTGGTCCCATCGATCCCAGTCGTCAGAGTTTCGGCGGAACCTGATCTCGTAGCGCCCTCTCGTTTCGGGGTACCACTCCCAACTCGCGACCAGCGGGCGCTGCTGCATCCCCGACACTGTCCACTCGCCGAGGTCAGTCCAGCTCTCCGAAGATTCGAGCCGGGCCGATATGCCGAATGTGACGCCCCACGGCCCCTGCTGTGTCGTGGTCGTCTCACCATTCTGCACCTCGGTATAGGCGATGAGCCCGCCGCGGAAAGTGACCTCGATGGACACGCTGTCCACCATCGCCGCCGTCCATCGGGAGTCGGCGCCGAAAGTGTCGGCATGGCCCCGCAGCAGCTCGACGGAGACCTCTTCCTCGAAGACCTGATAGGGATAGATCGTGAGCGGGCCGTCCGTCGGCCATCCCTCCCGATATTCGTACGCCGCCTCTTTGTAGCGGTCGATCGGGGTATCCTTGATGCGCGGATCCGAAATCAGGATCGGGCCATAGCCCGCCGTCATCGCGCCGAGCGAGTGCATTTCTCCGTTGATGACCTCGCGATGCGGGAGATTGATGTGCGACGGCGCGATGCGGTGACGGCCGAAGAGGCACGGCATGGCTCCGTCTGGATTGACAGGATTGCGCCATCCCGAGATCGCGTATGTCGGCGATTGCGCGGCGGCGCTGCTGGCGCGCTGCGGCCGCACCGGGACGAGCGCGTTGACGAGAAACGTCGCCGCGGTGACGAGGCCGAGCGTCGCCGCTCCGGTCGCGAAATTCAGAGCGGCTCCTGACAGCCCGAGCCCGCCGGCGCCGAGCAGAGCCGGGCCGACATAGAACTGGCCGAGCGCCGTCGCCGCGATCGTGGCGGACAGCAGCAGGACCGAGCGCAGCCCATTCGATCCGCCGGGGACGACGCGGATAACGGAAACAGCGCCGGCCTCTGGCCGATAATCGACCCATCGCTCCAGATCGATGATCTCCCCATCGACCGTGACGCGGATCGGGGAGCCATCGGAGAGCAGATGCGCCGGCACCATTTCGGCGACGATTTCCGCGACCGTGACGCCGGGCGCGAATGTGCGCGTCTCCTTCCGCGAATAGTCGACCCAAGGAAGCGCGATCGCGGTAAGGCCCGCTTCGGCGGGGCGGCTGATCTCGTTCATCTCGGCGCCTCGACGTGGCGCGCGAAGGCGACGACGCGTCGGCTCCAGATCCCATCCCGATATCGGATCGTCCCGACTCCGCTCTTATGGTCAGCGTGGAGCATCCGCCCTCCCCCGATGACGATCGCGACATGGCTCGCGAAATCGCCGATGCGGCAGAGCGCGACATCGAACTCGCGCTCTGCGCCCGCCTGCACGGGCTCCCATTCTGGCGACTGGCGCGCATCCGAGAGGAGCGCCGCGATGTCGGCGCTCTCGCGCGTCGTCACATACGATTCGGCGAAGCTCGGGAGATCGACCCCGAGGCGCTCCAGGAAGACGAGACGCACCAGCCCATAGCAATCGACTCCACTGCGGTCGGCGCCGCGCGCCACGAACGGGATGCCGACGTAGTCGTTGCTCCACGCCTCGATCATCGGAACAGACCCGGAAAATTCAGCTTGCTCATCCGATGCGCCGGGAAAGGCTCGTCGCGATCGGTCTCGGCAATCTCGAGCGCCAATGTCCCCCCTTTCGACGTGACGCCAGCGACCTCCCATTCGCCGACATCGATTTCGACAATCTCCGGCGCCGCGGCCCGCACGATCACCATTGAAATCGTCGCCGGCTCCGGCGCGGTCGTTCGCACCGCGCGGGCAAGGCTCCCATCGAGATCATTGATGACGAGCTCGCCGCGTGGCGAGATATCGGTCGACTCCGGGAGCCGCGCCCCGCGGATCGCTTGGATATATTCGAGATCGCCGACCTTCGTTCCGCGGACATAAGGCTCGATCGAGATCAGATCCTTGTTGTCCGTCGAGTAACGAACCGGCGCTTCGAAGCTCGGGTGCGTGATGGTCGCCAACAGGACGCCGACATCATCCTCTTCATTCGTGCCCTGCAGCACGGCGCGCATGTTCATCGAGACGTAGCGCATCCTCAGAGCCTCAGAGCGGCAGGATTTCGAGAGACAGCGTCACGGCGTAATCGAGCCCGAACTGCGCATATCCGGGCGGGTCGACGAACTGCACGAGCCACTTCGCGCTGATCCTGACGAAGTCGCCGTTGCTGTCGAGAACCGGCACGCCATTGCTGTCCGTGACCGGCGCGCCGTCGCGGTCCTGATCCGGCATGAGGAACGGCTTCCGCCCTCTTCCGAGGTCGACCTTCCAGAAATTCTTCAAGATCACGAGCCCGGTGAGGTCGACGATGATGCGGCCTCTCACGGGCTCGGCGGCGGCCGATGTTCGCAAGAAAATCGCGGCAGGGCCGAACTCGGGCGGCGCGCGCTCGCGGCCGTCGCCGAACGAGCCGGAATAGTCGTCGCGCGTCATCGCCTGCGGAAGCGATGCGGGCCAGACAGCGAGCGCCATGGGAGATCAGGCGCCGGGCTTCTTGAAAGGGAGGACGCCTTGGCCGCGGCGCGCGGCGACGCGGCGCTCGATCGCCTCACGGCCGCCATTAACGAGCCATTCGCGGCATGTCGTCGGATCGAAGAGGCGAGCGGAACGCTTGCCGAGGCGGCCCTCGCGCATCGCGACGCCGCGCGCGACATGCGCCGAGACGAGCCGGCCCGAGACGAACTTGTCGATCCCGCGCATCCCGGACGCGCCAGGCACCTTGGCGAGGTCGACGACTTGTCCCGCGGTGTAGCCCTTGCCGATCGCGAACTCGCCCGAGGCGACGGCTTCCGCGATCATCGTCGGGAGCATTGCGTTGACCGCGGCGACGGCAGCCTCTCCGGCGATGCGCGCGATCTTGGCTTCATCGAACGCGGGCGCGCTCCGCCCCTGCCGCCACGCCATGAAGACGCGGATCAGCATCTCGCGAACGGCCGGCGCCAGTTCCGCATCCGAGCGCATCGCGATTAGGAGCGCCTGCGGCTCGTTGAGCCAGTATTCCTCGACTTCCGAAACGCGCCCCTTGCCGGAGACGATTGGAGCCCCGCGGCGGGGCGTCAATCCATACCGCTGGAGTTCCGCGATATTCCGCTCGATCAGCTCGCGGATTTTGCGCGGCCGCTCGAAGCCAAGCCGATCCGCGATATCGAGGTCTCGGGCGCGCGCCTCGCCATCGATTTCCATTACGGCGACATCCGCGATGAAGTTCATGTGCTGCACTTCGCTCATTTTCAGCCTCCATCGGCGCCCGGCCGACCAAGCCCGGAACGCGCGGGTCCGCTTTCGCGGAACCGGGGCCGACGGAGCCCAGGAATCCGCGTCCTCCCCTTGGTCAGGGGAATTTCGAGATTTCAGGATTTTTGTATCTACAATTTGCTTGACTGCGAGCGAGGCAAATCGTATATACGTCTATGCCAATCGAGTTCGACCCCGCCAAGGACGCCGCCAACATCGAAAAGCACGGTGTGTCGTTGGCTCGCGCGTCCGATCTCGAAATCCTCGCCTTCGTCGAGGACGATCGGAACGATTACGGCGAGGCCCGCTACCGCGCCTGGGGGCTCATCGACGGCAAGGCCTACTGCCTCGCATTCACCAACCGCGCCGGCAAAATCCGGGCGATCAGCCTGCGCCGAGCCCACAAGAAGGAGATGAAGCGCTATGCCCCGTAAGGTGATATTCGACAGCGAGAACCCGGAATGGACCGCGGAGGATTTCGCGCGGGCGCGCCCCGCGAGCGAGCTGCCGCCGGAAGTCCTGAAGGCGTTTCCCCGCACCCGTGGGCCTCAGAAGGCCCCCAAGAAGGTCGCCGTCTCGATCCGACTGAGCGCGGATGTGGTCGAGCGATTCAAGGCCAGCGGGCCCGGTTGGCATGGACGCATCGATGAGGCGCTCCGGAAAGCCGTCGGGCTGTGACCGGCGCGCCGGCGCGATGGATGATTAGAGCGGCTTCTCCGGACGCTCTTCCGGCGGGGGCTTCTTCACGAGTTTCAAGACGCCTTGGCCCGCGGCGCGGTCGTTATGCTCCTTCACCAGCGCCGCACCATCCTCGCGCATGAACTTGTCGGCCGTGGTGCGCGGATAGAGCCAAACGCCGGTATGCGGGCAGCGGCGCGCACCGCCCTCGCTGCGGGCGATCAGCCCGAGGCGATAGCCGATGCGGCGGTTGAGGCTCTTGCGGCCTTTCTGAACGGCCCCGGCCTCGTCCAAGAGTTGGCGGACGCTCACATAATCCAGCACGGCGCGGCGGGCGTCCGCGGCGAGCGCCGCCTCGACCATGCCGGGCAACAGGCTCGCGATCTCCTTATGAATGACGCCTTTGACGATCCCGCCGATGGCGGAACGGCTCTTCTCGTCGAGCAGATCCGCCGGCTGGCCGCTGGCGAGCGCCGCCTCGAGTTGAAGCCATCGGTCGATGATCCGCGCGCGCATCTCGACCGAATAGCCGGAGACCAGAATCAGGCACTCGCGCTTGGGGAGATAGCCCACGTTGAGCGGAGCGCCGCCTTCGCTCGCGACTTTCCCCCACATTTGGGGAGAAGCCTTGATATCAAGCTCTTGCAGCATCTTTCGCACATCGCGAACGATATGGTCATGCCTCTTTCCCGTGAGCCCCGCGATTTCCAGCGTGCTCATGGTGAGCGGAATGCTCGCCGGAACGTTTTCGGAACGGTCGTCTTTCATGTCAGAACGCCTTTCGGCTGTGGCTTGCTGAAGGCCGCTCGCTGGAAAGGGGCGCGCTCGGCAGGTTGTCCAGACGAGCGAGCGCGCCCCGCCACCGTGTCCAGCAACACGGTGGGGACGCGTGAATTTCAGGTTTCCAGAAGATCAGGCGCTCTGTTCGCGCCAGTCGCAGCCGACGGCCGAGAGGACGTGTTGCGCCCGAGACGAAGCCGTAGCGCGGTCGTCGTCGTGGTACGAGTTCGCCCGGTGCCCGACGATGACGACGTTCCGCAGATAAGCGTCGGCCAGATCGGGGTCGCCGCCGGCGCGTTCCAAAGCCAGTTCGCGGCGCTCCATCTCGAGCCAGCAATTGTACGCATCGAGCAGCGCGCGTCGCTCCTCGGCCGTCATCGCCTCATAGGTCTTGATTCCCTCGGCGAGAGAGGAGCGGAAGGGCTCCTGCGTCTCGGCGAGCGCGGCGGCGATGGCGTCGGAGACCGAGCCCGCCGAAAGCGCGGCGGCGACGGCCAGAATGGAACGGCGGGACGGGTTGGTGGGGTTGAGAGAGCTGGTCATCTGTTCCTCCCTCAGTGCTTCGGAGCCGTGAGAAGCTCGGCGATCTTCACCAAGCCCTTCGCTGTCACCAGGACGCGGGAGCGCACCCGTTCCTGCCCTTGGCTGTCCTTGTAGAGATGGTCGGCGTGCTCGAGGTAGCCGGCCTGAATCTTGTCCTGATAGGCGAGCCAGTCCGACGTGTTCGGCCGCTTGAAAATCCAGCGGTGGGCCGAGAGCAGGGCAAAGAGGTTCTTGATCGGATCGACGCCGAGCGTCTTGGCTGCGGTCGAGATGCACATGGAGCCGTCGGCGCCCTCGATGACATCGAGCTTCTTGAGGCGCTGGCCCTGCACGGCGATGATCTCGTCTTTCTTTGCGACCTCGCCCTGGAGCGCCTGGACGAAGCCGAGGATGTTCGCGGGGTCGAGGTAGTTGATCTGGGGTGCCGCCTTGGCACGGCGCTCGCATTCGATGAAGTAGAGCCGGGCCTGCTTGCCCTTCTCGTTCCGCTCGACCATGGACAGTTCCTTCGCCATGTCGAGGGAGAGGGCGTATTCCTTGGCTGTTTTAGCCCCTTTGTAAGTCACTGTTTTCATTGTTCCCCCATTTTGGGGATCAATTAAATCAACGATTTGCACAAAGTCGGCCCCTTCCACAAATCCGAACTGCGCAACGCGGTCTTTGATCCACGTCGAAAAATCCTTCCCGACTTCAAGGAAGGCGTGCAGGTCGCGCGCGTTGATGGATTGAATAGCTCCGGCTCCGATCGCTCGATCCTGGATCGGCAGAAGTTTCCCGATATTGGCGCCTTCGGCGGGATGCCCCAGAGACGTGCCCGTGGCGGGCGTGGTATGCTGCGTCGTCATTTCGGTTCCTCGATAACCGGATTGATGGAATTCCCGCCTTGCCGGGCGGGGTTCTGAACGGCGGCGGCGGGGGCGTGGTCGCCAAACTCATCCCCCGTCGCCGCTCTCAGATGCTCTTCAAGAGCAACAACAATCTCTGCATTCATCGATCGCCGGTTCGATGCGGCCAGGGCCTTAATGCGGCCTCTCAGCCCATCGGGCAGGCGAAGCATGAATTTTGGTAGTTCGTCGCTTCTCGGCACACCATCCTCTTATGTCATCGTGACACTGCTGATAGTGTCACTATGACGCATCAGCGTCAAGCGAGGGGTGTCACCGTGACGCTATTTTTTTAATGTCACTGAGCCACTATCCTCCGGCCATGTCCGACACGCCCGCGAGATATCTCGACAAGTTCATGCTCCGCTTCCCGGAGGGGATGCGGGACCGCATTGCCGAGGTCGCGAAGGCGAACGGCCGCAGCATGAACGCCGAGATCATCGCTAGGCTTCAGAAATCGCTTGCCGATGAAAGGAGCGCTGCCGTGCTCGGCGACTTCGGAGAGGCGGCTTACGATCGGTCTAAGGCCATGGATTTGTTGCTTGATAAGGTCGAGCAGGTGATCAAGCAGTTGGATGACAAGGTCTCATCCCTGAGCAGGAAAACGGGGTAGAGGAATGACCGACGTTCAGCTTTTTGCCTTCGTCATCCTCCCCATCATCATCGCTGTGCTGGGGTGGGTCGCCGCGATTGCGGCCCGGCATGGCGATGCGAACTGAAGCCCGGCTCGCGACGAAATCCGATCTCGCGGCGGCGAAGGCCGAATTGAAAGCTGATATCGAGCTCGCAAAGCGCGACCTCAAAATCTGGTTCGGCTCCGTCATGGTCGTCGCGGTCACTGTCCTGCTCGCCGCCATCCGCTACATGCCGCCCGCCCAACATCCCTGAGTCGACACGACGCCCCTTCCCTCGGTATTCTCCCCCGGTTCATGAGGGAGATTGCTGATGTTGAAGAAAATTGCCTTGGCGACTCTCGTCGCCGCTTTCGCCGCGCCCCCGGCGCTAGGATTTTCCCGCTGCCGGCTCTCCCCGCAGGAATGCCGCCTGATCGCCGAGGAACGTCACCGCCTCGCCGTCATCGCCGCCTATGAGCGATCGATCCCGAGCTCGCGGCGCCCGTTCGATCAGTCCATGTATTTGATCGACCGGCAAACCGCCCGGCTCAGAGCCCTTGTCGCTCAGCTTCCAACATCTATCGCCGATGAGCTGACCCGCCTCGAGATGTGCGACTCCGCCGGCGAACTCGAGATCGCCGGCGGAACGCCCGGAAGGAAGCGTCGCGACTGCCCATAGCACCTATCCTTACAGACTCTCCCGCAGGTGCAGCCGCCTTCGGCCCCGATATGATGGCTCGTCTTTGATGCGCGCCGAGCCTTGCGGCCTTGGCGCGAATTGAGTGGAGCGGTTTCATGCAAGATGGGATTTATCGCGCCTGGTTTGCCACGACATGCGGCCCCACGACACGCGGCCCCACCTCGGGGGTAGCCATCATAGAAAACGGAAGAATTCGCGGTGGGGACGCGATGATCTATTTCGATGGAACAATCTCCTACGAGGATGGGGTGGTCAAAGTTGCGATATCAGCAGCTCAGCATACCTTTGCAGTTCCGCCATATCCGAGTGTCATCGGAGCAGAAAAGGCGAATATCACCCTCGAAGGACGCGGGGAAAGAACCCAGGCGATGAACATATCGGGGCCGATCGAGGGTGACCAGAATCAAGTGCTCCAGATTATGCTGCACAAGGTGAAGGACTGAGCGGCGCGAAGGGCGTATCGATCAGCTCGCCGCCGACGTACATGCGAGGCGTATCCTCGTAGGAGACCTGGACGGACATTTCGATGCAGGTCTCCACCTTCTTGATCGGACCAGAGAACTCGTCCGCGCTCGCGACGAGAGAGCCGCGCGACTTGACGCGGACCTTGCGCTCATGGATGAATTTCCAGTCCCCGGAATCCGGCTTGGTGTACATCCCCGGCCGCTCCGGCGGAAGGTTCGCCAATCGCAGCGAAATGGCATGCGCGACCTCGAGGGGCAGTTCGCCCTCCGCAACCTTCGCCAGCACTCCCTGCGCCGCTTCAGCGGCGCAGTCCGCGACAATCTCGAAATCCCATTTCATGTTGCTCTCTCCTCTCTCGATCGATCCCACCACGGCGCGCGATCACCTTCGAATCGGGGCCGGCCGGGCGCCGTAGCGCCCGCCGAGCTGCTTGTCGTAGCGGCCGGACGCGAGGCCCTCGCCAACGCGCTTGTCGACCGCGCGCAGCAGCACGTTGATGTTGAGCCCGCCATCTGGCCGGCGGGATTCTTGGACCTCCGTTCCCGCCGGCGCGCCGTGCAGGTGGACCTCCGTCTTCGGCGCCGGCGCGATAACGGTCCCGCCCCGCTCGCCATGGCTCTGGGGAGTCTGCGGCGGGCCGAGATCGCGCTCCCGGCCGATATCCCGGAGCGACGGGAGCGGCAGAGCGCCGCCCGGCGTCATGATCCCGCCATCGGCGAATGGTGTCGCGCCGGCGAGCCGCAGCGCCCTCTCCTCCGGCGCGCCGGGCCCGCTCAGAATCGCAGGGATTCCGCGCCCGCCGGGAAGCTCGACATGAGCGCCGCCGGCCGGATCGACCCGGACATGAATCCCGGCCGGATCGGGCATCGGGACATAGGCTTCCGGGTGGCGGCCTTCGCCGAAGAGCGCGAGCTGCGGCCGATCCGCGATTCCGCCCGTGGCATAGCGATGCAAGGGCAGCTCGCCGTGCGCCGTCATGATTCCGCCACTGGCGAACTGCGGGAACGGCCCGATAGCGCCGGCGGGCTGGCCCGCGAAGTTGGCGTTGCGGTCCTTGAAGAGGTCGCCGATCAGCCCGAGCAAGCCCCCGCCGCCCGCGCTGTTCGAATTGACGCCAGGAACCCCGCCCGCGACGCTGCCAGCGATGTTGACGACGCCCGCATTGACATCCATCTGCGCCGTCGTCCGATCCCCGCCTTTGTTGAGCCCGAGGAGGTCGCCGAGGATCCCGCCGTTGGTCGTGCCCGTCTGTCCGAGCAGCGTCTCCGTGAACCGGCTGACCTGCATATCGATCACCCGATCCATCGCCGACGACATCGACTGTTGCAGGGCGGCGCCGACATCCTGCCCATGCGCGA